ACAAAATATCAGATGCGTTTATTGAAATATCAGAAAACATTGATACAGAAGAAGTTTTAGTTGTAAGAGCAGACGGTGGTATAGAATCTAGTACAATAACAGAAGCAGATACCGAAACAGTATTAGCATGTCCATTACCAAGTGGTACAACAGTAGTTAGCGGAAGTTTAGTAGTATGTTAAATTGGCAAGGAAGTATAAAAATTAAAGCACTTGATGCTGACGGTAATGTCGTGCAAGAAAATACTATAAAAAATACTATTACAACAGCTGGTAAAAACTTGTTAGCAAAAGCTTTAAGGGAATCAACAGACTGCGAAATTAAGTTTATTGCTTTGGGTTCTGATAGTACAGCTACATCAACTTCAGATACAGCACTAGGTACAGAGACTTTTAGAAAAGCAGTTACTTCACAAGTAGCTGGTGGTAGTGGTGTTACTGTAACAAATCTTTACGTAGCGCCCGAAGAAGCAGTAGGAACAATTGCAGAAATAGGTTTTTTTAGTGGTAGCACTGCAAGTGCAACAACAGATAGTGGCACACTTTATGCAAGAGTTTTGTACTCAAGAACCAAAACTGCGGTAGAATCTATACAGATAGAAAGGACAGATACTATTGGCTAATGTAGGCGGATATTATTCACAAACAACTTGGCAAGCTGGTGTTACACCTCTTAGCGAAGCAGCATTAAATAACATCGATGCAGGAATAGAAGGAGTACAAAAACAAGGTGTATTCAAAAATGGTACTAACATAGCAGAGAACAAGACGTTACCGACTGGCGAGAATTATTTATTAATATCTCCAATAACAGTAGATAACACAAAGACTTTAAACGTACAAGGAAAGCTTAAACTATTATGAGTGAATTAAATGTAGATACAATAGCGGGTTCAACAGGTACTACGGTAACTGTAAAAGCTGGACACACGCTAACACTTGTTGCAAACATGAATGCAGCAACAGCAAAGATTACAAACTTAGGAGACCCTTCATCGGCACAAGATGCAGCTACTAAAAATTATGTAGATACACAACTTTTAACTTTAGATACTTTAGGCGAGTTAACTAATGTAACTATTACATCAGTAGCTGATAATGAAGTATTAGCTTATGACAATGGCACATCAGAATGGATTAACCAAACTGCATCGGAAGCAGGATTAGCGACAAGTGGTAACTTAACTACACATACATCATCAAGTTCTAATCCGCACACTGTTACAGCTTCACAAGTAGGAGCGACAACAACAGCTAATAAAATACATGATTTTGCCGCGCCAACAAGTGCTTTAGCAATGAACGCACAAAAAATAACTGGTGTAGCAGACCCGACAGCTGCGCAAGACGCATCTACAAAAGCTTATGTTGATTCACAAGTACAAAGCAAAGATGCTTTATCAGAACTTAGTGGAAACACAGATGACGTAGCCGAAGGTACATCTAATCTTTACTTTACAAATGAAAGAGTAGATGACAGATTAAACGATGTTTTTCAAGATGGTAGCGGATTAACAGCTACTTACAATGATGGGTCAAACACATACACATTAGATGTTGCTGGATTAGTTGACTCAAATATTGACGCAGCAGCAGCAATATCACAATCAAAATTAAACTTAGCAGTAACTACGTCAGAAATAGCAGCTGCAACTTTAGTAACCGAATCAGAAGGAATATCAAGTAATGATAATGATACGACTATACCAACTTCGGCAGCAGTTAAAGATGCTGTCGATACAGCAGTAGCTGCAATACCATCGGGTGTTAGTTTAGGTTTAGTTATAGCATTATCATAAGAAAGGAACATAAATGGCTGATACACTACATAGCGAACAGGGCGTTTTAGGCACAGGTTCTACTGCAATATTAGATGCAGTGGCTTCTTCAACGACCGAAACTGTAATAGGTATCTATCTTGCTAACATTAGTGGGTCAAGCGCTGACGTAACCGTTGATTTAAGTGTTACCAAATCGGGTGGTTCATTAAGAAAGATTCTTAATGATGTATCTCTTCCGTTTGGAGCAACTATTGAGATGAATACAAAAATTGTATTAGAAACTGGCGATACTTTACAAGGTTTAGCTAGCGCAGCATCAAGCGTAGATTTCAACATAGCTTATTTGAAACAAACATAAGGGGTATTTATGCCCTATATAGGCGAACAAGTTAATAACGTAAAACAAAATACTGGTACATATACACCTAGTGAAATACTTCAATTAGAAAAAGACGGTCATTGGGGTGGCTCATTAGAACTTATTGCTGAACAAACAATATCAAGTGGTAGCACTATGGCTTTTACTTCTATTAAAGAAAGTGTTTATGATGTACACCTACTTCAAGCAAAAAATTGTGTAAGTGGCTCGGCTAATACTTCTATTTCAGTTCGTTTATCTAATGATGGTGGTAGTTCTTATGAGGCAGGAACAAGTTATCAAATAGCTTTACAGTATGGAACAACAGGTGGAACTTTTGGAGAAGTAAGAAGTACAGGCACGAGTTATATGGAATTTTTAAGCGATAGTGCAAATGAAAATAGAAGTGGTTATATGTATTTATATAATTTAGGAAACTCTAGTAAATTTAGTTTTTCAACTTATCAACAAATGATGCAAGGTGTAATGACTTTTGGAGGTAGTGGTTATACTACTGCCGATACAATAAATGCTATACAAGTTTTAACAACGAACACTAATGCTTGGACAGGTACTGTATCTCTTTATGGAGTGAAACAAATATGAGTAACCTAAGATTAATTAATGAAACTACTGCTGATACAAGTGTTAGTTCTATAATAATAAATAATATTTTTAGTGCAGATTTTGATATATATAAAATAGTATCTACTGCATTTTTAACAAATTCTACATCTCACGATATATCAGCAAGATTTGTAAATTCAGCAGGCAGTATTATAACTGCAAGTAATTATGATGAAGCCAGTTTAATGATGAGAAGTGGAGATAGTTTTTTACAAAGACCAACAGACGGCACAGATAAAACTGAAATTGAATATTTCTTACAACAAAATAATGCAGAGGGTGGTGGTGGTGTAGCTTATGTATTTAATCCATTTAATTCAAGTTCTTATACATTTATGATTAATCAAAATCAAGGTTTTTTAGTTGGCACTTACGCTTATGGAAATAAACAGATATCAGTCTTAAAACAAACTGCAAGTATTACAGGAATTAATATATACAATGATACAAATTCAGATAATTTTGGTGGTGGAACTATAAAAACTTATGGATTGAGAGTTGATAGCTAATGGGATTATTACAAGTAGCAACAAATACAGTAACAAGTGCAGTAGCTAGTGTGACCTTAACAGGCATAGATAGTGATGATGTTTATATGGTTGCTTACAACAATGTTACACCTAGCACAGATGCTAGAACTATAAGTTTAAGAGTTACAACAAGTGGTACTGCTGATAGTGATAGTGAATATGATTATGCTTATATGGTTTTAAATTCATCAAGTAGTTTTGGTAAAGCAGGTTTTACAAATGACACAGAATGGCAATATTTAGTTGCAGATAGTGTTGGCACAAGTACAAGTGAAAGTGCTAATGGCATTATTTATTTGTATAATTTTAACTCATCAAGTGAATATAGTTTTATAACTGCTGAAGTTACAGAAGTAAATTCATCTACAACTACTAGAGGTAATCAAGGTGGTGGAGTGCATACAGTAGCAGAAACAAATGATGGTGTATCTTTCTTTGATACTCAAGGTGGCAACATAGCAAGTGGAACTTTTACATTGTACAAGGTAATATAATGAGCGAATTTGGATATATACCACAATCAAGTGAGCAAAAACCTTTTTCAAATAAAGGAATATTTTCTCCTACTGATATTTATAATTTAGATAAAGAAGATAAATGGACACAACTAGGACAATTAGAATTAATTGAAACTAAAACTGGTAGTAACGTTGGAGCTATTGACTTTGTTGATATAAAAGAAACTGAATACGATATACATTTTTTAACAATACAAAACTTTTCAGTCGCAACAGATGGTCAAACATGTGCAATTAGAATGAGAAATGCAGGTTCAAGTTCTTTTGTAGAAGCTGGTAATCAATGGGCTAACCAAACTGGTAGGGACGCAGGAACATTTACAGGAAACCCTTCTACTTCATCAACGTATATAGAAATAGGTAGGTTACTTGGTAATGATACTAACGCTACATTAGGTGGTTTTGTTTATTTTTATAACTTAGGCGACAGTACTAAATACAGTATGACAAGTCATTACGCTTCATACGGTAATGAATTTTCAAATGAATATATGTTTAGTGTTGGTGGCGGTCATAATAACGTTACAACACAAGTTGATGGTATTAGACTGACTACAACAGGTGGGAATATATCTGTTTATGAAACAAGTCTATATGGAATTAAGGTGTACAAATAATGAATTTCTTAGAACATTTTAAAACAGATGGTAGAGTTAGTTCTTTTAATTTACAAAATATATTTAGTAAAGGTTATAACGAATACAGAATTTACTTAAAAATAATAGATGGTGGTGGCGGTGGTTACATGTCCATGCAAGTTTATGATAATAGTAATACATTAGTTGATGGTACTGAATATCAAAGTGCTTCTAAAGAGTTTAAATCAAGCGGAAGTTATGACAGTACGTGGTATGGTAGTAATGCAAGCAATATAAATCCAATAGTCACTGGAGTAAACGCTGCTGAAAAAGGTGGCGGAGCTTTAATAAGAATTTTTAATGCAGACATAGCAAAGTTTACTTTTTTTACATTTGAAGGTGTTAGTCAAGATAGTAATTTTCACGTAGCTGTGGGTAAAGGATGTCATAAAACAGCAGAAATTATAAGTGGTATAAAATTAACACAACATGGAGAAAAAGAATTGACCGCAACAATATATGGAGTTGAATAATGGCAGGTGCATTAGTTTTAATAGAAAGTAAAACCGCTGATAATGACGCGTCAATAACTTTAGGTGGTGTTAATTGGGATAATAGTTTTGGTACTTACATAGTTACACATAACAATGTATCTCCCGAAACAGATAGCCAACCATTATTATTTAGAATGTTAGACGCTTCAAATAATCCTATAACTTCTACAAGTGTAAGACAAGCTTGGCAAGTACTACGAGCTAACACAACACCAGAAAATGCCTATGGTGGTGGAACTTTTTTTATGGCAGTAGATAATTTTATTGGTACAACAGCAGGAGAATTAGCAAATGGTACTACACATATTTTTGGTGCAAACAATGCAAGTGAGTTTACACATGTCACACAAAATACTGCGTATATTAATAATTCATCAATTCTTAGAGGGATGTATGGCGGAGCAGTATTAGAGTTAACGCAAATTATAAAAGGCGTACAATTTTTTATGAATAGCGGAAACCTTGTAACTGGGGAATTTAAACTTTTTGGTTTAAGAAAGTAGACATATAAAAAGTATGTTAAGATAGGAGAATATTATGGCAACATTAGAACAATTAACAACAGCAGCGCAAGCTGAAATAGACGCAAAGAAAACCGTTAACGGTGGCGAGGGTATGTTTGCACAAGTCAATAATGAAAGACGTGAATTTACAGAAGCAGAATATGCACAAGCTGTCACAGATTTAGCTAACTTTAATTGGGATGAGCAACAGTTTGGTTATATAAAACTTAGACTAGAAGCTTACGGTTCGTTGGGAGACCAGCTAGACATGCAGTACAAAGACATTTTAAATGATACTACTACATGGAAAGACCACATAGCCGCAGTCAAAGCTGCACATCCAAAACCTTAAAATATTTAATTAACAAAAACATGTTACAATTTCATTTATGGAATACATCACAGGTTTTTTGTTTGGTTATTTTTTAAAAGAAATTAGTAATACTCTTAAAAGAATGAGTAAATACGACAATGATAACAGAGAGACGTGGGATTTTTTAACCTACGATGACCTTCCATAATGGATTACACTAACAAATCAACGCAGCCGCAGCCAAATGGCTTTACCACGAAAGAAATGTTAATAATGATATTAGAAGGTCAAAAACAAATTAATAAACGCATAGATGAACTACACGAAAAAGTAAATACAAAAATTAGCAGACAAGAGTTGAGCGGTTGGTTAGTTGCAGTATCTGCACTAATAGTCATTATCAACTCTGTAATGTGAAAATATTTACAAGTTTATTAACTTTACTTTTATTCTTACCAACAACTGTTTTAGCAGAAGAAGTACCTAACGAAGTTACAGTCAATGAAGATTTTAGTGATAGCAGTTATCAAGAAGGTTTAACTATAAGCGGTGGTAATCAAGCTGCATATATTTATTCAGCAGAACAAGGTTCTTATAACACAACAGGTTCTGCATTAGCAATAACAAGTGGTACTTATTTATTTGAATTTACAGAAGATGTTTATGAAGTAGGTTTTATAGTAGGCGCAGTAAACAATGCGTACTCTGTTACTTGGAATTATGCAGACAACACAAGCGAAACAGAAAACAAAACGGGGCAAAGTACTTCTAATGGTTACGACAATATGTATGACAGCTTTTATAAATCATTTACTGATTACAACAATGATGAAGCTAACACAGACAAATTTATAAGTTCATTCGCTGTAACGTTAACTGATATATCTTTACTAGATACTTTGTACTGGCAATATGGAGAGATTACTGTTACTACAACATCTAGTACAACAACATCTAGTACGACAACAAGTACTACGACTACAAGCACTACAACTACTACTACTACTACTACTTTACCGCCACCGCCTATAGTTTATGAGCCACCACCACCGCCACCACCACCCGAACCAGTAACTATTATTGTAATTTTAGACAATGGAGAAGAAGCAGAGTATGAAGAATATGAAGTAGAAGATGGTACAGTTGATAGAGATAACGAACGCAAAAAGAATTACGATTTATATGGTGTTGAATTAACAGATGCACAAATTGAAAGAGGAGATTTAGAACTATATGACACACAAAAAGAAGATTTGGAACAAGTCACAGAAGAGCTTCCTAATGATGATTTTATATATGACGATTTGGAAGATGAATATGTTGAGGAAGAATACATTGAACTTACTGAAGAAGAGATACTTGAGCTTGAGAAACAAGTTGAGATTGAACTTAAAGAACTTAAAGAAGAATCTATTATTTTGGTGGACTCTGCGGAAATAATAGAAGACTTAAAACTTGAGGGCGAAGACTTACAAGATTTTATAGACACTATACAGAAGTTAGAAGAAATAGATTTTGAAGAAGAATTTGCAATAGAAGAAGAAGAGTTTGTATTAGAAGAAATAATAACAGAAGATATAATAATTATTGATGATAAAGAAATCAAAGAAGAAGATATTTTTATTGAAGCAGAAGAAGAAAGCCAAGTTGTTGAGCTTGCAGATGAAGATATATCTACTGAAGAACAAATTAAAGAAGAGATAGCTGTAGAAGTTGCCGAAGTTGAAGAAATTATTCAAGACATTATTATTGAAGAAGTTACTACTGAAGAGGTTATAGAAGTTATTCAAGAAGTTAATGACATTGGTGTACAAAACTTAGAATTTGCAACAGAAGAAGTACAAGAAATAGTACAAGCAGTTGTTGTAGAAGCTATTCAAACAGTAGAAGAACTGACAGAAGAACAGGTAGAAGTAGTAGCTGAAATATTACAAGTAGAATCAACAGAAGATGTTCAAGTATATGCCGCAGCTGCGGAATCTGAAAAAAGCGTTGAAGTTGCAATAGAAGAATATGTAGAACGAAGTATTGCAAATGCTGATGTAGAAAACTACAACATTGCTGACGTTGTATCTGAAGTGAATGTAGAGTTGTTTTTGGAATCGCCAATAGATGCTATTATTAATGTAGATTTAAGCGGCATAGAGTTATCTAACATCGGTGCGGATATGGCAGATACTCAAAAAGAAAAAGCACAAGAAGTATTTGCGCCAGTTGTTTTGACACAAATAGTAGCAATTACTAGAAGAAGGTTATTTTGATTAAAAAATTTATTGATTATCTTATAGACGCAATTAAAGAAACTATTGCATTGAGCTGGACTTTAGCGGGCATGCTTATCGGCTATTTTACGTTAAGTGGTAGCGCAAAAAGCATAACTGGAATAGGTATTGTGATAACATTATCTATATGGCTAGCGACAATAAGATTAAGAGCATAATAAGAGAGGATTTGTAATGTCAGACAAATGTTGCGGCGGCGGATGCTGCGGAACTAAATAATGGCGATAGAGTACAGAGGACAAAAGTTTAGCGGCTATAACAAGCCTAAACGTACTCCAAGTCATAAAACTAAATCACACGCTGTCTTAGCTAAAAGCGGAGACAAAGTTAAACTAATTAGATTTGGTCAACAAGGTGTAAAAGGTGCAGGCAAGAACCCTTCTAGCAAATCACAAAAGGCACGTAAAGCATCTTTTAAAGCAAGGCATGCTAAAAATATAGCTAAAGGTAAAATGTCTGCTGCTTATTGGGCAAATAAAACTAAATGGTAACACACAACATATTGTGTAATTGATAACAACGACCACTCGATATGGTATCATATTGATTAATGTATGAAGTAATAAGCCGTGAGACAGCTGGTCTTTTTGACACGCGTGGTAATACTGCTATTAATCAAACCTATATTAAAGGTTTATCCGTACATTACACAGGAGCTGCGATTATGCCATCTATGAAATCCATAGATGATGTATTTAACTATCTAACTAACTTACAGAATGTTTACGTAAACATGAATGGTTTTGTTGACATACCTTATTCTTTTGCAATAAGTAATGTTACTGACGAAATAATTGAGTTAAGAGGATTTGGAATACAGTCAGAACATCATCATAATAACCAATTAAACGATACATTTATGTCTGTTTTATGGTTGGGCGGAGTAAGAGATGTTCCAAACAATAATGCTAAGGATGCCTTAGAACGTTTAGTTGATATTATATCTGAACGTTACGACAGAAAAATCTTAGTGTTAGCAGATGATTGCGGTAAACCTATGTACGAATTTATAACAAGTACAGAACCTAAATGGATGACACCAAAAAGGAAGGTAAGACAGTGGTCAAAAAAGAAAACAATTACAAAGAAGATATAGACGCTTTTGCAGCAGAGAAAGTCAAAGCTGTTGTTTGGAAAACACCCGAAGGTATAGAGCAATTAAATAGCGTCATTGCTTATAAAAAAGATAATCCAAGCATACCAACTAATACATTAGTTGCCTTCTTAAAAGATAAATGCGGTTGGGATTATACAAACAGATATATATTTGACATTATTGTGACAGAAATGGAAAAACAAAATGACAAGTAGCCTTGATAAGTTTGTTGAAGAACACGAAGACGACCGTAAGTTAGAAGACTTAAAAAAAACTATAACGCGTTTACATAAGCAATTAGATAAAGAACGTGACAAAACAGTCATACTACAAGAGACAGTAACAAGTGCAGTCAAAGACAGTATTGCTGATATAGATATACCAAAAGTTAAAGCGCCTAAGAAAGATACTAGAAAAAAAGGCGAAGAGGTAGCTGTAGCTGTATTAAGTGACTGGCAGCTAGGTAAAATAACAAAGACCTACAACTCTGAAATTGCTGCTGAACGAGTTAAAGTATATGCAGAAAAAGTTGTTGAGCTAACAAACATACAACGTGCTAGTCATCCAGTAAAAAAAGTTCACGTATGGGCTTTAGGAGATTTAATAGAAGGTACTGATATATTTGCTGGTCAGCAATGGTTAGTAGATTCGGGATTGTATAGACAAATATTTAAGAACGGAGCAACAATGCTTGCAGAGTTTTTAAGACACATGTTAGCAAACTTTGACGAAGTACACTTTGCTGGTGTTATTGGTAATCACGGTAGACTTGGTAGATTTGGGCAACATCATTACGAAGATAACGGAGATAGATTTCTTTATGAAACTGTACGCCTAATCCTTGCTGATGAAAAAAGAATTACTTGGGATATACCCGAAGGTTCTGATGGAGATAGAGCATGGTACACTATTGACCGAATAGGTAATTACAGCTGCATGCTTATACATGGAGACCAAATTAGAGGGTCACTTGGTATACCGTTTTATGGAGTTCGCAAAAAGGTATTAGGATGGAAAGCAGCGGCAATGGACGGGCAGATGCCCGACTTCAAAGACTTAGCCTTTGGACATTGGCATCAGCTTTACCAACAAGAGTTTAACGGTATAACAGTTAGGTGTTCGGGTTCAACTGAATCATCTAATCATTATGCGTTAGAAGCACTAGCGGCACAAGGTAGACCAACACAAAGATTAATGTTTGTCCACCCCGAAAAAGGATGTACTACGGTAGAATATCCAGCGGTCAGATTAGACGATAACGAAAAGGAGTAATTATGACAGCATCAATTTATTGGAAGAATGCCTTAATTAGAGCTGCGAGAACTTTTATACAAGGTTTTCTCGGTGGATTATCAGCAAACTTGTTAATAGGTAATGAAGCAGAAATGCTATACGCAGCCTTTATGGGTGGCGCAGCTTCTGCTATTTCTCTATTGCAAAACGCTATAGAAGATAGTCCAAACAAATGGGGTAACACTATACCAAAAGGATAGTGCATGTCTTTATACGCAAGAAAGAAAGGCATAAAAGGTCGTAAGCCTAAAAAGAATTACGATGAACGTATATGTCAAAAAGAAACTTGCGATATAAAGTTATCAATATACAATAAAAAGAAATTTTGTTATACTCATACTAAGCCAGTAAAGCGCTGGTCTAAATAATAAAAGAAAGTAAAACTTTCTATCTTTATTTTGGTACTTAACAAGTGTTATGAAAGTAATGGATTGTGAAGGACATGCGTACGTAAATCGTATAGTAGGGGTACTATACAAAACAAAAACCACCTTTGCAGGTGGTTTTTTGTTTATCGGTTGCCCGATGTTTAAGCAAAGGATGGTTTAGGTTCTTTACTCAAAATATTAAAATACACCATAGTATTTTATTTTAATTTAGTATATCAGCTTTACGTTTTAATGTATCAGTAAGTTCTGCTACGTCAGCTTCGCCTAGTTTATATAAATGGTCTTTAGCTTCATCTAATGTTTTGACTAATACTAATTCACATTCTTCTAGTGAAGTGTTAAGTAGTTGTAGTAAGTCTTTACCCTTTACAGTCTGTTGTATTGTCTGTAATGCAGCAACTGCATCATTGGTACGTTCTGTTACAACATGGGCATGAGATTTTTGAACGTCAGCTTTTGCAACAGACTGTTTAGGTTTTGAAGCAGCGTTGGGAATTACGCTGTCTACATCTTCCATTTCTTCTTTAGTAACTCCAGCACTAAGTAAAACGCGTAAGCAACGACCACGTGCTTTAGTCTCTGCTTTTTCAAACCAATGTTGGTTCATATTAGTTTTTTCAACACGTGCATGACCAGTACATTTTGTAAACTTGTCATCTTCGGTTTTATAAAAAGAAGCTTTAAATACTACGTGTGTATCTGACATGTCTAATATCTCTGTAATTAAGTGTCCAGTAGGATATTTGTCATTCATCTGTTCGATGAGTTCGTCTACGCCAATGTAGTCATCTAAAAACTTAGGCGCATTATATTTTGAGTTTGTTCCTTGAGTCATCCGTTCCATCCTTTTCTATTAAAAGTATTAACAATTCTGCTATTGATAACATCAATATAGAATTTGTATCTACTTGTTTTGTTTTTGTAAAAACGTCAGCTACGTTAGCTACGTTATTTTTTATATCTTTTAATTGCATAACTAAAATTGTAATACATGTAGCATTATATGCAACAACTGTTACAATAAATTTTACGGAAGGAGCGGAAATGGAAAACTACTTAACATGTCAAGACATTGCAAAGATGTTTAACGTAAAGTTAAGAACAGTATATGTATGGATTCAAAGGTCTAAAAATGGTAATCATTTTTTACCCGAACCCGATATGCGAATAGATAATAAACCGTTATGGAAAACAAGTACCATAGCAGCAGTTAAAGAAAGAGTATAGATAAAGGATGGTAAATGGAATTATTACGAGGACAAATAGTACCTACTAGCACAGCGTATAAAAAAGTTAGTCAAAAAGATAAAGTCGAGTGGGCTTTAAAAACTTTTAAAGAAGTTACAGGCGATGAGTTTACTTATGACTTGAGAATCAAAAGATACGGCGCTATCATTTATGACCTAAGAGATGACGGTTGGGATATTAAAACACTCGAACCTAAGAATCAAAAAGATAAGAAGTGGGCATTTAAACTTATAAGTGAACCTTCTACAAAAGAGGATGGTCAAAGAATGTTAGCATTATGAAAGAGCGTATAAGTGCTTCCGAGTACTTCGCAATATTACCCGAATCAGTATTGTTTGCAGCAATAAGCAGTAACGCTGTAAGACTTTATTGTATCTTAAGAAGAAGAGCAGACGAAAAATCTAACGCTTGTTACCCTTCACAAAAGTATTTAGCTGATTCAATGTATTGCAGCACAAGAACAGTACAAAGAGCATTAGAAGAGTTAATAAAGATAGGAGCAGTAACAGTAGAACATAGAATGATTGAAGGCACAGATGCCTATACGTCAAACATGTACTACCTACATGCCACTATTGCGCAAGGTAGCGCACCCGTGCGTAAGGGTCGCGC